CAGCGCCAGTATCTTGTGTATAGATGGTTGAAACGCGCTGACTTGTTTGTTCTACAATTGTTCTTCTTAAAATTAAAGTCTCTTGCTTCTTAAACTCAGGCAATATCATCTGCACTGATTCTAAATCCATGCGATCTTCAAATATCTTCTTAGCTGCACCATATGCAATATACTGCCACCACTCTTGGAGTTCTGGTGATTGATTGGCCTGGAGCAATTCTGTTGGTCTTACATAGACTTCCATTTGAACTCTATACGCTTGATCAGGAACTGGGCGTAAAGTGAACTTGCCGTCATAAAAGAGCATAGTTTGTGGCAATGTAGGCTGCTGCGGAACCGTTTGACTATTGATAGCATTCCCAGCGCCAGGAGCTGATGGGAAATTTATAGTAAAAGCACCAGTCAAATAATTAATTTGTCCATAAGGAGAAGGAATGGTCTGAGGAGTTCCTGGTAACCCCAATGCGCCAATAGTATTTGAAACCGGATAATCTATTAATGCCAATCCAGAATTATCTGTAGCAACTGAACTAAACAGCACGTTATTTTGGAGCAATACAATAGTCTGAGTAAGATTTGGCGGTATGAATGCTTGCTGCGTATTGATAACACCCGAAAATGTTGTCGTGATACCATCGCCCGTTACACCAATACTAGAAATACTATTAAGCATTGGATATATACCGAAGAATTGTTCACGCGATTCAAGATAGAGCGCGCTGTAACCAGCGATATATATTGGCGGATGAACCGTTATATAGCGATTAACAAAATCATAAAGAGGGCTATTAACATCAGTAGACGTAGCATAAGTATCCACATAAGGTTCGGTGAAAAAGGTAAACGTCGTGCGTAGATTAAATAAACGCAAATGCTCAGGGAAATCATAAAGAACAAACGTATTTACGTATGAATCAATGTCAGAATCGGAGAGCTGAGACGGAGACAAGCTACGCGTTAAACGGCGTATTTTATTACGTATCGTTTGCAAGTTAGAAGTAACTACAGTCGGAGTTGCTGGCATCCTAATCTCCAATGCTCAAAAAGCTTTTTTAAAATACTACCATTATGTTGCAGAATAAGGCAAGACGTTAAATACTGCTGCTTTCAATGTATCGTTGTTTTCGCCGATAGGAACGCATTGTGCATGTTGAAATGTTTCTGGAAATGTAGAAGGTGTTGTAAAAGGATCAAACAAAGTAGTATCGATTGCAATGGCGAAGGTAGTAGCGCCCGTTACCGCTATCTCCCCCGTCAATTGATTAGCCTGATACATGCCATATCCAAGTGGAATATTCAATCTCACAATAGTGCCAGTCTTATATTGGTGATTAAATGTGGTGGTAACAACCGCCGGGAATGCATTCGAAATAGAGGCAATGATTCTCATAGCTGGTTGATAAACGGGAAATGGTGTGGCAAGTATAGACATAGTAACCTTACTTAGGTAAAGCAGATCCAACATTATCTGATTCATCAATATCCAAAAACTCTAAGCTCTGGAAACTGCATCGACGAATCTTTTCTGAAACGCTCACAACAGGTCTGCCTGATTCATCATTCTTAAATGTATATGACGGATACCAGCAATTAGTATTGAGATGCTTGTAAACACCTAATGGTATAGTTTGCGTTTCACCATCTCTAAATTTAAACGTCTCTAACGGATCGCCTTTATATTTCTTAAAAGGGAACTCCATAACACCGCCTGGAACTTCATGGAATATGAATTTACCACGAACCGGCTGGCGGTCTTGTTTGCGTTGGAATTCTAAATTAGCTTTTAATTTTTCTTTGCGTTCTTTTTCAGCTGCGTCTGGAGCTGCTTTTTCTATTTGAGCCATTGCTTTTCCTTTATTTAAATACGGGGAGAGATTTCTCCCTCCCCACTATATCAGATCTTACAATCCACCATAAGTAGATTTACCAGCAACCCAATAAAGAGTATCACCAGTAGCAGCGTTACCTGCGCTCCATGCTATAGAACCAGCAGGCCCATAGATAGGAGTAGTAGCAGTTAACACACCAAGACCACCAGCACCCAGGATCATGCCTAGGTAACCAGTATTCACTGTTGAGTCAGCAAGAATTCCAGTATTGGTATTGAAGATTTGCACTCCACCAATAGTAGGAACTTGAGCTGTATTGCTTGCAAGAGCAGTTGCAGTATCTTCACCGAATGGAGTTACGGTTGGGAAATCGCACGGCTGTTGAGCAATAGTAGGCCAAGTAAATGCTGTGTATGCAGTAGTATCAATATTGATAGTAAAGTTGTAATCATCAACAACACTCACTACAATCGCAGAAGCTGAAGAGCTTGTTGGGAAGTAGTTGTTGTTAAGTTGAGGATTCAATTGAATCATACCAGATTGAGTTGGGATCTTAAAGCGAACTTCTTGACCAGGAGTCAATCCGTGAGCAATTGAGGTACTTACTTGAGCATTAGATGCTTGAGTAACGTTAACCACATAACGACGACGCGGATAAAACAAAGCGTTATTCGCGTTATACACAATGCGGTAGAAACCAGCACCACCAATAGCACCAGGAGCAGTAGCAAGAGCGTTTGTTGAAGTTAAAAGCGTGAAGCTTGTGTTCGCAGTTACTGCACCCACAACAAAATCAACACCGTTAACATCAGTTTGCGCTGTATTGCTTAAACGAACTACGGTACCAACTGAAATACCCGCAGTGTTTGCTGTGCTTACTACAGGACGCGTTGCGTTAGTAGAAGCAGAAGTAACAACTGGGTTGCCAAGTAACGGATATGAGCCCGCTGCTTGTCCAGATGGATCATAAAGCGTAAAGCCACCAGTAAGAAGTGTATCACCGTGCATTACTGAGCCACCATTAGCATAGTATTTAACTATACCAGTGCCCGCAGCCATGCCACGTTGCCAGTAGTATTCGATACCAGTATTAGCGTTAGCAGTACCATTAAAGTACGCGCCACTGTTACCAGCAGTACCAAATTGAGTAAAGTTCCGCACAATCATCCAGTCAGCATTAGACGGGATTTGGATGTATGCAGGATTTGCTTGACCCACTGAGGCGTTGCCAGAATTCGGATTAGTTAAATTTGCAGATGAAGCTACAAAAGTACCTTGACCGAGAATTGAAGTGTTATCCATAGTATCTCCTTACGCTAATGTGCAACGAAGATTCAAGACCCATAGGTCATTGAGAATCCGAGGTACTTCTGCGAACTTATAACCGACCGATGCGTTCAACGCAAGTGGTCCATCATAAATAGGCGGACGATATATGAACTGAGCTGAATACCCATCTTGCTCTATACATGCATACAATTCTGTTACTTTTATGACCTATTTCTAGGCGGGATTCCCTCTTCGGAGATTCCTCTCTATGTTTCCATAGAGTTCAGACTATCGCTTCCTCTTTCGAGGTTTCTTCACTTAGTCGTTCAGGCTGCTTTCGCTTGCCCCTTGTGATCCCGTAGGACTTCCAAGTCAATCAGAAGAAATTTAAGGAGACCTAACATTTTAGCCTCCATACCTACGCAGAAGATGTTGTACACCGTCTGTCCTAGGGATGATGCTGCTGCAGTAGTAGAACCAATAGATGAAATCAAGAAACGTAAGTTCCCAATCGCACCCCACTCTGAACGCAATGCATTCATAGGTGATGGATATTGGTTCTTTTGAATGAACCCAGTAACGTTATCCATATCTTTTGTTAAGTCAGTATGACATAACGCAAAATAAGCATCACGAACAGGCGCTGTACCGAACTTGTCATCACCTTCGATGTTATCAAGAATGGTGTACGCGTTATTCCCTAATAGGGCACGAACAACATCATCAACATCTGAACGAGTCAACTCAGTCGGATTATCGCCATTCACACCAGCAGTACAGTTAATGAATGCTGCTGTTGAAGCAAGCATATCGCGTGTAAGCTGATCTTCTGTTTGACGAAGTGACACGCCAAGACGTGCTGCACATTCGTTTAAACACTCTGTTACTTTTATGACCAAATTTTTACATTTGGCGGAGAAACCTCTTCGGATCTCTCTCTCATACTTTCGATATGAGTTCAGACTTTCGCATACCCTGGTAAATACAGAGTCCCACCCGCTAAGTCGTTCAGCCTGGACAAGTAGTTTTGTTTCGTTTATACTTATATAGTAATACTGTTCTATTAAAACGAGGATTCTATGAAAGAAAGACGAAAATACTACAAACGATCTGAGGATTACGTTCCAACCACTTATAAACCAGTTGATTTGGCTTACATGGCAGGCATTGTGGATGGAGAAGGATGCTTTTACATTGGCCTTATCCCCAAAAAATCGGGAGATGGCTATGTAACTGAGCATTATCGTGGTCTTTTGAAGATCGATAATACGGATTATGTTCTCATAGATTGGTTGAATCAAACCTTCAGTGGAACCAATTCTGCCGCTACTCGTACTACTTCCACTAAGAAGTTCACTCGAGAAGTTTTCAGTTGGATTGCTACTGGAGATAGATTGCTTGATCTGTGTGAACAAATTCTTCCTTATCTCACTATCAAAAGAAGACAGTGCGAAATCATGATAAGATTCAGAAAGACCTACACAGCAAAATTGGGATCCAACAAACTTTCCAAAGAAAGTATTGATGCTCGCCAACTCTGTTTCGAGGATATTCGTAAACTTAATTCTAGATTTCATCTTCATCCTATGCGTAATTCTTAATCGTTGTCCTTGGCCCTTGTCACCTTAGCTTTCGCCTTAGGCTTCCAAGTCAATCAGGGTAGGTTTTAATCCCGCTTTCATTTAACGGGATCCTGGTTTTGTAACGTAACTTGTTCATTCAAGATTACGTAGGTCTAAATGACAAAACCAGATTTACGGCACCTTATGCAAAACCGTAAAATGAAATCTTAGCATCGATATCCACAGCAGTCAGATTCTGAGCTGGAGGAGTAACGCCTGAATTTCCTAATGGAACCATTGCAACGTTTAATGGATTGTATCTACGCATACGTAGAGTTGTACCACCGTTTCTTGGCATGTTTTTAAGCATGGCAGGAATCTTGTGGATCATATTTGGCACCGGCACCGCTAACAGTTTATAACTAAACGACTGTTGAACGGGTGCTGGCAGAGAACTAGTAGTAGTAATTGCCATATTATTCCTTAAAGAAAATGTTTATTAACATCGACTTTAAGCTGGACCAGTTCTTAAAAAGGCTTTTGGGTCCGAATATTCAGGTAGGACCAGGTCCTGAAAGGCTTTTGGGTCCAAGAATTGGCATTAAAGATTCGCGACTTCTTTTCTTGCTGGCTACTACTATACGATTGTTATCCTAATATTTCAAGATTGTTCTCTTCTTTCAAAATGGTTTCATGCTAAAACTCAAAATGATATACTATATATATGGAACAAAAAAGAGCATGTACAATATGCAAAATTACAAAGTCATTTTCAGAATTTAATTGGGACAAACGATTTAATATTCCATTTTCTCGATGTAAAATTTGCTACAACGCTAAATGTCGTGAATATCGACACAGCAGTAAAGGTAAAGATAATTATAGACAATGGCTTGTTAAAAATGGCAGAAACGTTAGAGCTAAAGCAATAATTAAATGGCGCCAATTAAATAAAAATAAACGATCGGCTCATACGGCTGTGAGTAATGCAATTCGGGATGGAAGATTATTTAAACAACCATGCAAAGAATGCAAAAACCCTATCGCAGAAGCACATCATTCTTCCTATGAGAAAGAAAACTGGCTTAAAGTTACATGGTTATGCAAGTTCCATCATACTCAAGAAACTTATTCCATCAAATTGCGCTGAAAATGATTGCCATCTGCACGAGTAAATCTTCCACCCCATCGATTGAGTGGGTTAAGACCTTCCCAGAAAACACCAAACTCCTCATAAGATTTGGTATCGCTTAGATAATGACCTTCATGATCAAAAAGATTAAGGTCTATAGCAAGCTTTTTGCAATGCAGGCTATCTTTTATTCCTTTACCTTCCTTAGCATAGAGCTCAGCTTGTTCTGGCGTTCTGAGGGCCTCTCCGAGGGTAACGGAGAAGCCATTATCAAATATCCAATTGATGAGTTTCGCAACGTCACGCGCAAATGCCGATTGTTGTTCTGTTAATCTCATATTAATCCTTACATAGCTTTTCTAGCAGCATACATCTCTTCTCTTAGTTGCTTCTTGAGATCTTCAGTCATGCCATTAGCAAATGCATTCGCCTTAGAAAGAGGGCTATCACCTTGAGTTGGATTCACTGAAGCTAAAGGTCTTGGCTTTTGAGCATTCGATACGGCCTTGGCACGATCAGCTTCATATTTAGGCGTATCTTTATGGATGCCAAAGTTCTTGATAATCGTGTAAGTAGATGCTGCTTTGTTATACATATCTGGCGTGTTTCTGAGTGTATTTGCTATGTCTGGATACTGAGCAACCAGCATATCTACGTTCTCTTTAGATACTACTTTCTCAAAGTCAGGATACTGAGAACGAATACGTGCTTCAACAGCTGTTTCTTCAGACATTGCTTGATATGCTTTAAGCTGCTTCTCCATTGCTTTTTGCTTTGCTACCAGCTTTTTAAGATGCTTGCCTTCAGCTAATGCATCAGACTCGATATCAATATCATAATCTTCTACTGGTTCTTCTTGTTGCTTTGGCTGCTGCATTGATTGAATACGCTGTTGCATTTCAAGCATTTGAGCAAGCATTGCATCACGCTCTCTTTCAGCGCGCTCTTTTGCATCTTTCACTGCCTTAAACGATTCATTGGGAGAGGGCTTGCGATGTTCTTGCTGAACTGGTTGCTCTTGTTCTTGAGCTTCTGGTTCTTCTTGCTGCTGCATTTGCTGCATCTCTTGCTGAACTTCTTGAGGCAACTCTTCAGGAACTGCACCAAAAGGATTGGATTCTTGCTGCTGCATTTGCTGCGCTTGCCATGGATCTGGCGCTGCAGTAGCAATAGCAGGAGTATGATCTAGCGGAGGCATAGCTATATCAGGTGCGCCTGATGCGCCTTGTGAGTTTGCGTAAAAGCTTTTATTATTTAGTTGTTTGCCGATTGCCATACTAATTTCCTTTTAACTTTTTTTTAAGATTATAATATTGAGTTTTATATCGTGCTAACTCAGTACTCATCCCTCTAAATTCTTCTTCTGCATTCCAATTCTTTCTAAAATGAGCATTCCTATTATCACAACATTGTTTGCACCAGGCGGGACCAGAAAATGATTCTATTTTTCTTTCAATAGTATAACCAGGAAGGAAATTATCTAACCATTTATGAATTTCTTCCTCAGAAAAATGACCGCAAGAGAAATAGCTCATTTTATTGTTTTTTCCAATCAGGCTTTTCTTTGTATGTACGCCATATCATATCAATCTCTTCTTTGCCCGAATTCTAAATAATCCTTTTGATATAATTTTTTTATGAGATACATAGCAAATATATCTATGCAATACCGGTTATTATTATTAGTTTCAGAGTATTTACTGCAACCGTAATCCGTAAACTCTCTAGAATCATCATTAAATAACTCTATATATGATTTAATAACCTTCTTGCATCCATAACACATCATAATGATTTCTCCAATGCAGATCCTGCAAAGTGGGATTCGCCGTTTAATTTCTTAGCCATATTAAAGAGAGTTCCATCATAATATTCTAAAACAAACTTCAAAAGCCCTCGCTCTGCGGGAACTATCTTCTCTTTGTTCTCGAGGAAGATCTCACATGTCTCTTGGTCGGGAACAACCCACATAAATTCGACATCCTCTTTATCTTTATTATACCGGAACACGGTTTGATCAAAATGAGGAGTCGGACAAGCAAGAGTAGGAATAAAATAATTACGTAACACATTTTGTAGAAGCTTCTCTTTCTTTAAAAGTGCCGCTATGTAGAAATCCCCGTCCATGGCAGGACGATTCTTGCATGCATCATGTCCTTCTATTCCAGAACAATCAACTTTCTTCTGAGCGTGTTTAACGCACCAAATGAGATTGTCGAGATATTCCTGTTCGGTTGCTCTTTGAATCTCTATGGGATCGAGTGAATCGGGGGTTTTATTTGATAATTCTGATGATACAGAGCCAATAGTTTGTTTCTTGGTCATTATACTCCCTTATATCGAGTGTTTTCGAGCTCAGAGTACTTAATTCTACTTAAAAAGCAAAGACGGGAGACAGAATTTTGGCTCTGCCTCCCAGTAGTAGAAGAGTCCTTAGGGAAATCTTTATTATTTGCTCTTCTTAGGTATTTTAGCGCCTGATTTACGCGCTTCACTTATAGAAATTGCTATAGCTTGCTTAGGATTAGTGACTAAAGGCCCCTTTTTTGATCCGGAATGCAACTCTCCTTCTTTGAATTCGTGCATTACCTTCTTTATCTTAGAACGGCCTTCAGTTTTTTCCTTAGATCCATGTTTCTTCGGATCCTTTTTCTTATGCTCTTTTTTCTCGTATTTCTTAGATTCTTCATGTTCATGCTTCTTATGTTTAAGAGACTTCATGAGTTCACGATCTTCTTTGGCTTCTTTCTTAAAGGTTTTTATATCGCCCTTAAGATGCGAGATTACTTTTTTATTTTCTGCCATTGTATTCCTAATAAATGAAAGAGGGATACAGACCATACACAGTATCCCTCTCCCACAGTTTAACGAACTCGTTGAGTATCATCATATAACAGACGCCGATCTATTCTCTTTTGGAGCGCTGTCTTCTTCTCGCGAAGATTAGCAGGAACTCCAAGGAGATCGAAAGCTATAGCGGTAGCTTTTTTGTTAGGTCTTGGCGCAGCTGGCATATTAGTACTTCCCGCGTTGCATATGACGCTTCATGCCACGTTCATCTTCGTTCTCTTGTTTGTCGATACCTTTAATGGTGTCATCCAAACCATAGTCAGTATAATGACTTGCTTGTGGCCAATCATGATACTTAACTTGTTGAGGAAGATTCGCAGTAGCTGAATGATCTTCAGAGATCATCCCCGCGTCTTTCATTTCTTGATGACGTCGAGGATCCATTCCTTTAGATCCATAATGTCTTGCCATAGTGGCTCCTTCGTAGTAACTACAGTCCGCTTTCGCGCTGCAAGGTTATCCCTCTAAACTACGCAGATACACTCTGCGCTGGGGTTTTATTTTCAACAGGCTGTTGTTGTGGCGTTTGTTCTATTTCATCCTTAACATTCTCAACACGCTGCTCTGATTTGAGCACGTTACTAAGCGTGATAAGTTTTTCAAGGTGAGCTAGATCAACACTCTCTATTTCTTTTAGCGCTTTAACAAAATTGAGTAAAGCGATTTCGTTATCTTTTTCAGCCTCAGCTCTACGCTCTTGCGCAAGTGCCTGATTCTCCTGCACTCTGCTTAAACGTTCTACGCCCAAGCCACGATCTGCATCTGCTCTTGCATGTGCAAGGTTAGTTCTTGCTTGCTGCTCTTCCATAGCTGCTTGCATCTGCATTTGCTGAGCTTGCATTGCTTGCTCTTCTTGTCTCTTGGCATTTTCAACAATCTTCTTCTTATTCTGAATAGTCGCTGCTTCCATAAGATCTTGCGCAGTAATAGGAACGCCCGCTTCTTTCAACATTAACATCTGACCAAACTGCATTTGTCGCTGAGTAGCAGTATTTAAACCTTCTTCAACAACCGCATTATAATTACCAAAAGCCTTAGTATAGAATTCTTCAGTCGGTTGCTCACCACCAAGAATGTTCTGTATCTTTCCTGGCGTGAAGTTAGCCTGAATTACATCCAAGAATATCTTACCTAATTGTTTTTGCGCTCCATCAAGCTGATCAAATAATATTTGTAACGTAGTAGTAGAAGCAGATTGCTTAAGCATGGCATGATAACCAGACAACGTATCCTTATTATCAAAGCCAAGTAACTCATCAGAAACACCCGCAACCTCCTGAATTTCTTTCGCTAACAATTCAGAAAGCTGAATCATTGAAGGATCTATACCAGGAGATGGAATCTTCTGAACGTCAGTCATCTGAGCTTCATCTTTAAGCGCAAGCCCACGACCCTGACCGGATAAGAATATATCCTTCGGATTAACCAGCGCGTTCTCTTTATAGATATACCCAGAGTTTATTTGAGACTCTAAGATATCTAATTCAATGATACGACGACGATTATATAAGTACTGAGAGTCTCTTAAACCACGAACAACGCCCTGTATGCGGAACGGAAAATAGGGCATCTGGGGCTCATAATAAGCCAGTACTGGAACAAAGGGATATTGATCAATGCCTACGGGATTTGGCCCGTGATACATAACCTTACCCTGCACAACAATAGCAAGCTTAACCGTTGGGATTTCCTGTTCTATCAATGTAATGGTTGGATATTGTTGAAGGAATAGTCGAAGACCTTCGTCATTATCAAACCGCCATTCCATTACTTCACCAGTTTGACTATCAACTAACATCTTCTGCGTGCGATAATCTCTATAATAGAACTCATCATACGTTAAAAGGTTCTTGTAGCCCATATTGTAAGATTCAACTTGAAATTGAAACTTGCTATCACGAGCAGAGCCAGTATCATTTGAAGTTAATCCAAGTATCTCATCAGTATGCGCAGGAAGAAGAGATATCGCTTCTCGCTTGGTTACATATGAACGGCGCCAAACATAATTGCAATCGCTCATATCCTTTTTCTTAAAGTAAGGATCAACCATAAAGCCATTATAGGGGACATGGTCAACTTTAATATTACCTGAAACAGGATCTGATCTATAATCTACCCAGACGTGCAGGAAGTTCATTCCGGTTACTAATGCTCCTTGGAATGCATCAGAGATTGTCTCGAGAACATTAGCTTGGTTATTACACCAAAGCATGACTTTAGTAAATTGATCTGCTGTTTCAGAGTTAGCATTCTCTTCAGGAGTAACGATAGTAGACTTGCGATTACGGCGCTGATGACCAGAGATCATATTCACTACACGGCGAATACGATTGAAGTTAAACTGCCTCCGCCTATTTGCAGGAAGATTACCATAAAGATCCGTCCAAAGCGTTTGATCTCCGCTAAAGAATCGAGTATCAGTATCCTTTTCTGTTACTTTTATGACCTATTGCTAGGCGGGGAAACCTCTTCGGATCTCCCTCACTATGTCTCCATAGTGCTCAGACTGTCGCATCCCATTTCTGGGCCTTCTCACTCAGTCGTTCACGGTGGCTTCATTGCCTTCCGCCCTGTCGCGCTCGACTTTACGTTAGCGGTTCCAAGTCAATTAGAGAAAGTTTAAAGAGGCCAATATGTCTAGCCTCTGACCAAAACGATTGGTTTATCGTAATAGCTTCTGCATAAAAAGCCTCCATACGCGAGAGAATAGCTTTATCTTTCTCATCGTAATATTGCGGGCCAAGTTGGGGAAACAGCATCTACCACATCCTTTTATTAAGATAAAAGTAATTTTTACCCATTGTAGAATGCTGCTGCTCTTATATCAAGAAGATTTATTTTTCTTATTCATATCTTTAATTCGCTTCATATTCCTCTTGCGTCTTTCATTATAAGACTCAGCAGAAACAGTTTCAGTTTTCACGATCTTATCAGGCTCTCTGATAAAACATGGCTCAGCTGTGCAACTAAACGTATCATCGCATTCAGCTGCATGCGCTTTACGCGCTCTGACTTCTATCTCAAATGCTTGTTGCTCAAAGGCTTTACGCACATTCTTAACGGATTGAACAGTACGCGGATCCTCTTGGACGGTAGGAGTAAATGGCGTAGTATGATTAATCAACGGCTTAACTTTGAAAGAGAATAGATCTTTTATCCACTCAAACATTGCTATTCTCCCCATGATCTATACGCGATTCATCATTAAAGAAACTATCTACCAATGTGAAAAAATCCTTTTCACATACGACACATAACTGCCACTTATTATATGTAAAAACTTCTATGATATTTTCATTATCCATTTCACAATCGCATTTTCTACAAATGTATTTTCTATTCATTAATAGCCCTCGGGCGTAGAAGGAAGTGGCATCCAATAATAGAATCTTCTCTCTAAATGATCAGGAACTCTCATATTTTTTTCGTAATCAGCCGGAGAGAATGAGAGAAAAAAGCATTTCTCTTCTTCATCATATTGAGTTATACATACTCTTCCTTTCCAGAATGAAATGAATTCTTTACCATCCATTGGCATATCGGAAATATTATTAACCTTTATCCACATCTTTATCTCCGACTTAAAATGATATCCACTCAAACATTGCTATCCTCGTAATACTTTGCCATGAGATCGTAATGCTCTGCTCTTCTTCTGTGCCACTCGGCAGTATGTTGCAATCTTTCTTTTTTACGCAATTCTCTGGTTACAGGATAGGGATCAGAAACAATAGGCGATACTCCAATATCTTTATCCGGAAGAGCAGACTTCATCATAGACATTCGATCATTCCATTTATTAATAAGATTCTGCATGACCAACTTATCAGCATCATCCCAATTACGCGTATCAAAATCTTCAATCCAATAAAAGGCAGGATATTTTTCTGCTATGGAATTAAAATGTAGCTCTAGTTCGTAATCACTGATTAGCATTCTCTTCCTCAAACTTAAACTTGCTTTGATCCTGCCATTGGACATAGATGCTCTCTTCATTCAATGGCTTTGCAGTAATAGGTTTGCCATTAGCATCAAGATTAGGAACTATCTCTTCTTTGATGATCTCAAACTGATGATCCTCTTTACGAGCACCGTTGAGTATTCTGCTTATGATATCGAAGGGAGCTATATAATGATCTTGATCGATATTATCTATATGAGCGCATAACGCATCTTTCAGCAATTGCTTTATAACCATATCTCTTACTGCTGGATCGCATTCATAATTAAGCTCATGCGTCACATCATTAATAGTAATAGTATATGATTTCCAATCTTGAGATAATTCTTGATCAAGCAATTTGTACACACTATAAATTGCGGAAGATATATCTTCATGCGCAATCGAAAATTCTTTATTCATGATTATCCTTATGCTTCGAACTTTCGAAATAAGATATTCGATCGAAAGCATGAAATAATACCTCGTTGGACCACATTTCGTAAGGATGAGGAATTCTTTTTAGAATCTGATTAAATGCATCCCGAATAAAAAATTTAGCAAGACGATTTCTTTGCTTATCCATTAACTTTTTTTCTTCCAGAGTAGCTGGGTGACTAAATACATAATTCCTATTCCTGTATCTCACTTCCAATCTTTTTCCATCAGACTTAAGATTAGAATCAATAAACTTATAAATAGCTAATATTGAATCAGCAAAATTTCGCTTGTCTTCCGATCTCATAACAATATTCCTTTACAACACTGCCCCCATTGCTGGAGGCAGTCAAACTAACCAACATCAACGACGAAGAAGATGTAAGTGCTCTAATAATAACCCGTTTTAATAGTCCGGCAAGTCCGTTCTGAAAACTGCTGGCATATTGCTCTGATAACCCATAGCCTCATTATATCGTTGCTCTAACGCTTTTGGATCATTCGTATTAGAAAGCATCGGCAATGCTACACACATATACCGTACAGCGTCTGCCCAATGAGACGACCAATCATGGAGGGGATTCTCTTTGTACACTTTACGCTTAGCATCATACTCCTGCTGATAGTTCTCAAGCGCTTTCAATAACGGCTCGCATGCCTTCTCATCAAACCACATCTTAGGCAAATTGCGACGCACTGCTTCTATGCCATCAGCTATGCCTGGCTGCTTCTTCTCATATCTTATAAAGGAAATACCCAGATCGTGCATCGTCTTCCAGCGAGATATACCCGTGCCAAGATCATGAACCGCTATGTCAAACGGAGCTATATGCTTGCCATAGGCATACGGCTTTTCCTTAACAATCTTAGCGTAGTGATCTAAACCTTTCTTAGTGTTCTCATAGCAATCTATGACTCGAATCACCTGCCCAATAATCTGGAAGAATACAATAGTAGTAGGATCATTAAAACCAAGATCCCAAGCGGTATAAACGGGATGATAAGGCTCCCATGGAACATGCGTAATCTGACCCTTGCGACGAAGATTATCTATGTCTCTACTGTAGAATGCGCCTGATGCTCCGAGCTCGAACGATGTCCAGTACTCCTGCATAGCCATTGCTTCTGAGATCTGACCCTCTGCAATCTCACGCCGTATCTCTTCAATGGGAATATGACAGGTATCATCAATGGTGAGCTTCTCACAAAACCATCCAGGCGTATTCAATGCCACTTGATACAACTCCCAGAGATGATTCTTTGCTCGTGGCGTTGATATGAACATAGCCCAACCATTAGACGCATTAAGAATAGGAATAGCAAACTGCCATGCTCTTGGATCTTGCAAGGCATATTCTGAGAAGATCATGCCGTGAGCGTTAGTACCTACAAGGGTAGAATCGTAGTTATCTGAACCAACAACCAGTATCTGAGATCCATTGATCAAACGAATACGCATCTGCTGCTCATTGCGAGACTCTACAATCTCCTCAGGTATATATTTATGCATTACCCGATTACCATCAATATCAATAGCATCCCATAATATACGCCTACCAGAAGAGAACTCTGGGAATATATACATATAGGTGCCTACACGCCTCAAGGCTGCACGAACGAGGAGCGCAAGAGAACATATATCCTTTCCAGCACGTCGTGGCCATATGACCAGGAATCGCTTGATATTGCCTTCTTCAAAAGCTTTAGAAAGCCTTCTTTGGTAGTCTCTTGTCTTAAATTGATTAATCCTGATCTGTGTTTCGGGGAGTAGATTCATCAGTCACCTTACAGCTCGAACAAGTGCATACGGGGAATATCTTTTTATCGACGGCTTCTTTATGTGCTTTATTGAGCATATCCAGGAATGGTGTCATATCCTGTTGCGGAAATAGCGTCTGTGCAGTTGCATATCCAGGATGGAGCACATCATTGAGCGCACGAAACACCATAGATAGTGCAACGCTTTGCTTAAGTGATTCTTCGTCATCTTTAGCTTCTTTCTGTATTCTTGCTAATGCATTGGTGAGCGCTGATAGATGATCAAATCCACGCAGCAATATCTCACGTAATAATTCTTTATCGTTCATCTTCTTCCTTCTTACCACCAATTTGTACGAGTTCCCCAGTATCTAACTGAGAGAGTACTATGACTTTGGTTGTATTATCGTTCTTGCTATCTTCAGTTATCTTCTTAAGGTCTTTCTTGCGTTCATGATCAAGAGTCTTATCGGCTGCATGATCATAGGAGTATATATGAAGAGAATCTGAATGGAATTTAGGATCTCTTTCTTCGGCTATCTTCTCTTTGCGTTCAGAGAAGAGCACTTTGACATACTCATGAGCTGTCTTGAGCTTAGGAAACACCTTAAGGGCTTCATGAAACCGCTCGGGTAAAACACCAAGCTTTCTATAACACGTTGCCATGCTTCGAATGTCCTCATGTTCTTCAACTAAGTCAATCAACTTGTTTGCTAAATTATGCGCAGTTACTTCATTTAATGCACTATAAAAGAAATCTATTTCATCAACAGTAATTTTGTTACGCAACTTTGACACAACAGATTTCTTAGTGCTAAGTTGGGGGGTTTTTCCCTTTACAGATCGCACTGGTGCTACTTTATTACTTCTCACTCTAATTCTCTAATGGTAAATTCGGTTCTAGGTTTTGAGTCGTATACTTTTTTAGCGTGTATGACTGATATGATTTTGTCATCAGAAACTATTGTTTTGGTGTCTACGATAGCATCCAGAAGTAGTTTGATCAAATTATCGAGGTCTGGCGTTGATGCATGATGCTTTTTGATTTGTTTGATTTTCTGCTGAGCGGTAGTCATATAGAATGTTACATCAAGCTCTATGGGGTTATTGAACATATCATCATTGCCATGAGATTTGAGCAGATATAGTCCATAGGCTATTTTATCATTAACTTGCTGATCATAGAATCTGGTTCCTGATAATCCTACGCGCTTCCAGCTAATAGGCTTCAGGGGGATTATGTATGATTTCTCTCTCATTGTTAATCCTTCAAATAGTTCTCATTAAACTTTTTTCTTCCTTTAGACGCTGTATCTTTCTTCCTTTAGACGCTGTATCTTTGTTTCTCTATTCCAGATAAGCCATTCTTCTGGCGTCATTTGGGTTGCTGATTTGTCGATTATCTTAGCAGGTGGATTTAATAAGTCAGCAAGCTCTTGTTCACGTGCAGCTAGTAGTGCTGTTCCTGCTTCTAGTGCTTCTACAAGGTTCACATTAGGTAGGAAGTATTTTTGAGGATTGGAGATCTTTTCCTTAAAGCCTGCAATCTCCTTTGTGAGGAATCCAATTCGTTCGTTCTCGGTCATTTTTGGTTCTTCTTTAGCCGGACTATGACCTGATGGGTTTCGTGGTTTCGATCCTTGTCGAAGAGGCTTAGGATTTTCTCCTGCTACTACTGGTTCTATTCCCTTGATCTGACAGAGTGCTTGATAGAATCGACGATCTATATGGAGTCCTAGCTCCTTGCATTTCTTACTAGCCACGCCTACGAACCAATTAAAGCTATCGTCGATAGGAGTAGTAATAGGGAAAGATCCATCAAGGATTCTCTTGGCTAAGCCATAAGTATACGTAACCGCTTCAGTAGGAATCGCTGCAAGAAACAGAGTCTCTCTTTCATCCCATTTTAGGGAATGTTGCACTTGCTCCATCAAAGGAGTAAACACCGCAGCGACTATCTCTGGATTCTCCAATGCTACTTTCGCATTGGGATTGTTTTGGCTTCGTATTATGAAGTTGCGACTTGCTTCGTTTAACATTACAGTCTCTTTTTCTTTTTTTATTACTACTCCTATGCATGTCTTTCGAGTAGTAGTAGTAGTAGGGATAAATAAATAGGTTATTGATTCCTCTTTGGTAGGACGCTCTTCATAAAATCCATATTCTGCACTCGGAACAGTAACAATTTCATATGAATTTTCATATATATATTTCCTTATATTACTTAGTGTCAACTCCTCCTGGAAAACAGCGCTACAAAGGGAAGAAATCGAGAGCAGCAAAACAGCAGCAGGAAGCTTAAACTTAATACGATTCTTCTCTCTCTCAAGCAATGGATTGAGAATATAAATGCATGAACGATTGAAACCCTGCTGGCGATACTTGATAACACCCAATTGCTTCCACTCAGCCAAAAGAGCATTAACCCATCCGCGAGTAACACCAAACTTGGCAGCAATAGTTCCCTGAGAAGGGAAAACAAACCTGAAACGAGTACTTAAATAGACAAAATAATTGAGAATCTCAAGCTTAAGAGAATTATTCTCATTCATAATCCCCAAGATCAGGGGATTTATTTTATTTTCTTGTTGACTTTGTGTGTAGTTCATATAGATTAGTTCCTAAGATTTAATGTGTATGTTTCTTCATATATCTTTATTTCTAAGATTTAAAGTGTGTATGTTTCTTCATCTATCTTTGTTCCTAAGATTTAATGTGTGTGTTGTTCATAAGATTTATCTCTAAGACTTAAAAGGTCTCGTACATAAGTGTTATATACATACATAAGTGTTATATACATAAGTGTTCGCAGTTATTTTGTGTCACAGCAAATGACTAGTACTAAAAAGGGCTTGTTTAATTACAGGTTCTTTTTTTTCTCTCGCTTATTCCCAAACATTTGAAGAGGTCTGGGGGAATAGCTAAAATTTAAGGAGCCTCAGAGAAATCTGGGGCTTTTTATTTCTAAGAAACTTTAACTCACCTAACATTACGCTAGATTATTAAAATATATTGGTATTGTACCTGAAAGACAGGGTAAATCAATCAGATTCTGGCCATATATTGATCATCTCAAACTAACCTTTGTTTTAGATTCACACGGCAATTCAACCATCGGAGCCCACTTAAAAGGAAGGGAAGGATAAAGATCTTCTTTTTTCGCATGAATTATAAGACCATCCCGGAGCGTGAACCTCCCACTCGATATCCAATGAATATACTGATCCTTATCAATAATAGTTTCCATCAATATAAGTATAGGATGATCTAATTTGGGTAATTCATCCTCAAATCTCTTCCAAATCATTATCTACCCTGCACTTTAGGATCATCTAAATCTATAAACGGGATAGCTCCTGATACTACTCTTGGCAATACCCCATCCCATTTCTCAATAGCTTTTAACTGCGCTAATTCACGCGTAGCTGATTGTTTCTTGATCTGTTGAGCATAAGCCTCAGCATCTGCTATGAGCTTTGTTTGTAGGGCAGTTTCCCTTACCTTCTCAGTAAGATTCTTTGCCTTCATAGATTCTTGTAATGCTATTTGCTTGCTCTCAACTGCATGAATAAATTCGCTCGAGAAATCTGCATGCGCAAAGTTAACTTCCACAAAGTCTATATAGTGAGGCTTTAAACGAGATTTAAGATCAACATAGATCTTCTCTTTCGCTTCATGCCTATTTTGTATCAGATCCTCTGCGGTATACTGCGCAATGATTGCCTTAATAGACTCATGACAGAATGGCTTTAAAATAACCTTCTCTGGCTCGCCACGTGTAGCTTTATACAGCTCAACCTCATTAATGTACCGATAGTTAACATCAATACCAATTGAGATCGCTTGCAAGTCCTTAGACAATGCAGATGTCTCTATAGAGCATTTCTGTATGCCATTGGGCATCTCTATCACGCTATCAATAAGCGGCATCTTAAAGTATATGCCACCCTCTCTATTAACATTAATGATCCTGCCAAACCGTAAATGCAATCCCGTAATACCAGGATCAAGCTGATAGTAGGGAATAAACGCTACAATAATTATTAATATCGCAAAAAATAGACTCAGTCTTACGATCCACTTTTCTTTATTCATTTAATACCTTCTGATTTTATGTCTTTTGTAATTTTTAATAACTCAGCATCCATCCTATCAAACTCTGCAATCGCTTCCTTCTGTGCTTTGCACCACATTTCATTCTCCATATCTCTGTATTTCTCATATCTACGCTGATGCGTATAACTTAAATATCTCATAGCATCAATCCTTTTGAGGATCTCTTCTTGCCTATCTCCCACAGAAGCAACATTGATTCTCAAACTCAAATCAATATCCATTCCATCCTTTATCGATTTTGCAGTGAGAACAACCTTCCTCATCTCATCTAGGGATTCACCTAAAATCCCGCGCATAGCAGCGATATATACCTCCTGATGCTTTGCCATCACTTTGTTCTCAAAATCAATCCAAAACTGAGAAACCGAATTCAATTCAGGATACTTATAAAGCAACTTGCGCACATCATCATCAGATGACTTAGGAGAGGTGTCTTTTTTCTTAAACCAATTAAACATTAATATTCTCCTTTAATACCTTCTACTTCGAACTAACTCAACCACTACAAATGCTAAACCCAATTCAATACCACCATACTGAAACCACTTCCATAAGAGTGTCACTAATATAGCCGGCCCCACAATCTCATAAAAATCAAAATTCAAACAATGCCAAATCTTTCTTATCATTCATTAACCTTTACGTTTTTAAACTTCTTGTAGTTTTCTTATGCCTCACCATTATCTTCATTCATCGCCTTTATGGCTTCATCAGTATTTTCAAACTTATGAACTATCATGTCTTCGATGCCAGCTGCGTCTCCAATCGCCTTCCTTAAATATTCAAAATCTTCATGCAATTTCGAAAGATCCATGTCCTTACTCAGTTGCGTCATAACGCCATATAATTCAATTAAGTCTTCCGGTCCCTTATTGAGAGTATCAATAACATGGTCATTAATAGCGATCATGGCATCACACATAGCGCAGAATCCCTCAGAGAACCCTTTCATCTTGGGATTATTATCAAGATACTCGCCCATGTTTAAAATTTTTTTACGCATAGGGGATTTTTTATTCATTATTCATTAACCTTTGCATTATATCGTGCAATAAACCTGTTTATCTTGATCTCTGTCATAGAACGAGATGCCCCTCTATCACGAAGAAATCTCATAAACGATCTATAACCAATCCCTATAGCCTTAGCGAGTGATATCGTACTATACGTATCATCCATCAATATCTCTGATATTCTTTTGCGCAATTCATCTCTTTGCATCATACTATGCCCTTTCGCATTGTTATTGACATATTGTACCACTGTGATACATTAAATACAACTTTTACACTGTTTAAACCTGGAAGGAAATAACGGTACAGTCGTAAAAGGGAGTAGATAGTTATGAAGAGCAGTTCATTTAATTATATTTAACAGGAGTAACTTATGTTACAAATTAAAAAAGGCTTTGTTGCCTTATCAATTGCATGCCTTTTTAGCATGCCAGTCTATGCAATCCAGCCATCTCAAGTTGCACGCGGTCCATTATTCGGCGCGTTTTGCTATTGGGTTACCAAAGGTCTTGGTTATGGCGTACCAATAACTATTGCGGCTACGACTGTTGGCGCAGCCGGAGGAACTGTTGCTAATATTGTTGCATCAGCAGGACAAACAAGCGCTACCGCTCTGGTATCAACCGCCTCATCAACCATATTGCCAAGCACAACAATAGCAGCCCTTGAAGGCATTCCTGTTGTGGGATTCACCGCAGCCGCTCCTGGCGCAGCTACCCTAACCGCAGTACAAGAAGCAGCAATCCTTGCCAACTGGGAAGCACCATATCTCGCTGCTCACTTAGCTGATGCTGCTATCTATGGCGCAGAAATGCTCCCTTATGGCACACCAATGATCAATGCAGCCGCAGGCGGAGTCGCAGCCGGTAAAGCAATTATTGCTACTATTGGCGTAGAAGCTGCAGGCGCAATGGTTGGCACGGCAACCGCAGTAACCAATGGCGCAGTTGGCTATGTAGCCGCTGTAGAAAGCGCAGCAACAGCCGCAGCTATCGCAGGAACCGCAGTTCCATTCCTTCCATAAAGAAGATCTAGGCAAAACAGAGTATAAGTTGGCCACCGATAGTCTCGGTGGCTTTATTTCTTAAGCTTCTGCGCAAACTGCAACTGAGCCATGAGAACTGTGATGGCATATGAACCCTTATCAAACGCAGTATCCTTACTGAATGAATTGTAATTCATCTGCAAGATATCCAATGCAGTATGGCCATGCTTATCCTTCAATGCGGGATCCGCACCTACCTTGATCAACATCGCTAACTTCTCTTGCGCATTATAAAGATGGTTGGAATCAGGAATTACTCCCAAAGACCATGTAGCCCATTCATGGAGCGGCGTACAACCATTGCAATAGGTATTAATATTGCCCGGAAAACAAGAAAGATATGTCTGAAGCTGCTCTGGACTATATTCCCAACTCACTGTCTTATGCAAAAACGTAGGTGTCTGCATTGCACTTAAAGATAAAGTCGATAGCAATACTATCCATGCGAACTTCATTAGTCCCCCTCTTTCTCCAATAGATACTTTTCTATCCTGGCCAATGCTTCCATGCTGGTGAACCTGCTGCCTGCCATGAAGCTTTTGAGGGTATTATATGCCAATCCTATCTGCAAAGCTAATCGAGCCATCGATATCGGATTATCCACAATAACATTCTCTAATCTGAGCAATAAGTCTTCTCTCTTTTCTCTTTGTTTATCTATCATCGCAAGTCTCTCTATTTAATATTCTATATGAAGATATTATAACATCTATTAATTTATTTGCAAATTATGCAATATATGTTAAAGTAGTAGTAACAGAAGATTGAAATAAAAAATGCTACGCTTTCATAATAGTAGCTCCTTTCGGCCCTATTTCTCTACCTTCTTAGAGAAATAGGGCGCTATATAAATCAGGGACATGGGGATATGGAAAATATAAAAATGACTAAAAAAGAGAAGGAAATCCTAAAAACACTGGTGATTGGGGATAAGAGCGAGATAATCACGAATAGGTTTTCAGGAAGGCAAGTTGAATTGTGTCCTGCAGCCGTTGCTCTTTATAATGCAATTATGGATTCCGAGCGAGACCTAATCCGCAATTCTTTATTTGGCTTCTATATGAATAACAAAGAATACGATCATCTTTTTATTTTATTTGACACAGCAAGAGACGTATTCAGAAGAAACTTCCCTAAAGAATATATTATTTTATTGGACTAATAATGAAGCAAAAAATAGAAGAGGAAGCTCCTTGGACTGAAGAACAGATCAAGGACATAAATAAACTGAATGAATCCATAAAAAAAGGCAGCAGTGATTTCATATTGATGCTCAGAGAAATAGCCGATCAACAAGGTGGAATTACTAAATTGTCTAAAAAAAGCGGAATTCCTCGAGTGAGCCTGTATACGATGCTTTCAGGAAAAAACAAAACTACAACAAAACCAATATTTAATATAATGGCCGCCTTAGGCTATGGATTTAAGATTGTAGAGAAGAAAAAGAATGGACAAGATTAAACGCTGCGAATGGTGCACTTCAGAATATGACATCAATAAGTTTGATATCGATAATCCAAGAGTGTTTCTCAAATCAATTAATGACACAGATGAGTATATTGATCTATGCTCTGTTGAATGTTTAGAGCAAGTTGTATTAGATAGATTGGAAGATAAGAAACTAGAAAGAAAGATGGGTAAGTAAATAACCTATAAAGGGGCGCTCTTATGAAAGAAAAAACCATACAACAATCTATACAAACAATTAGAGCTGAAGCAAACATGCTGCTGCAAGTTATCGAGGGAATTGCTGACCCAGCACCTATTACTCCTCAGCAAATTATGCAGATTATTGTAAAAGAATTAGAAAATATTGAAGATCAAAATCTTTCAATGAATGCATATATTTATGCCATACGCAAGCATATCAGAGAAGAAATTGGCGAAGATTTAATGGGAGATGAATAATGATGGAAGCATTTAAAGAATTTAAAGAATTGGTTGATCAGAATAAAAAGAAACTTGATGACATCAACAATTCTATATCTCAGATTCAGGAAGACATCGGAACACTGATACCATTTACTCATTTCTGCTACATCTTTGAAACAAATTATAGTAATGATGATATCTCAGAAGAAAATTATTCAATTCAATGGAATCCAGAGCATGGAAAGCTAGAAGCGGTTCTTTTCTCAGGACATGACTTCAATAATCCTGTTAACGAGAAGCGATGGAACATCCTAAACTCTCCAATTGGATTTCGCATAAAACCTGATTGGAATGATTTTTTAAGAAAATTGATAGAATTTGCAAAAATCTCAGAGTTGAAAAAAAATTATGTAGCTTATAAGGAGTAGTAATGGAAACAATTGAACTGATAAAAATTCAGGATATGATCAACGATCTTTTGCTCAAGATAAAAGCTATGAGCGATAGCAAGATCGTGCAACCTGAGCAAAATTCATCTGATGATATCAAAGAACTTGCTACTGCTTTAGCTAAGGCTCAATCTGAGTTTGCAGTTGCTGGCGAGAATAAGAATAATCCATTCTTTAAGAGTGCGTATGCAGATCTTATGTCTGTGGTGCAAGCTTCAAGGCCCGCATTAACCAAGAATGGTTTAGCTGTTCTACAAATGATCATTGATGCTGATGATGGCAAATGGCTTATCACTAAACTTATGCATACATCAGGAGAATGGGTTCAATCTAAAGTTAGAATCATTCCTCCAAAGAATGATGTGCAGTCAATATCATCTACTATCACCTATATGAAGCGCATGTGCTATACCAGCTTAGTTGGAGTAGTAGTAGGAGAAGAAGATGATGATGGCGAGGCCGCAGTAGCAACAACTCGAGAAGTATTCGCCAAAGGCGTAGCGCTCAACACAAAATACAATCCACGAGAAGAAACTACTGAAGTAATCAGCAAAGACCAACTTGATGAAGTTAATTATGAACTCGCAGAATATCCCGATATCGCAGAGATGATACTTGAAGGACTGAAGCTACAGAATTTGGCTGATCTCCCGAAATCAAAATACCATCCTGCAATGAAACGCATTCGCGAAATAAAAGCGTTGCGAAACGGCAAGTAATATGAAGGGGAGTGGTTTGATGCCATTAAATGATTTTATGGATAGGCTGGAAACACTTATCCTTGCAACATTGGGCATAACAGTAGTAGCATTCGTGATAGTAGCATATATCGTATGCAAGTATTATGACGACAAAAATTAAAAGGATGATAATGATGAATACAATGTTAATTACCTGCTTGTTTAGCTTGGCTCTTGCTTCTTCATGCATAAAATCACAAGAAAAACAGCATCCAAAAATGAGTGTAAGGGAAACAAAGAATACATTGCTAAGCATTGAAAATTGCCCTGCGTTTGTAAGTAACTGCGAGAACCCTATCAATGCTTTAGTTAACGCTTGCACTGCTGCTCAGTTTGAAAATACCAGCTTCTACATTGAATGCTTAAGTAATGAAGTATATGTAGTGCATATCACAGGCTTGCATGGCTATGCTGCCTTATGGATAAACCATAAAGAATGCACTTGCTTGCTTGAATACTTTGCTGAAGATGAGACGTATAACTTTGCAGATCTTCTGGGAACCTTCATCACTGAGTTTGAATCTATCGAGCATCATGAAGAATGGTACGAATCGTTGTTGAGTTATTAGGAGTTATATGGAACCTATAATAAGGCATAGTGCGCCAAGCAAATTAGATCAGGCACCATTCCAGACAGAATGCTTAGTATTATTGGATGGCCATGTTTGGGATGTATACATACAATTCAGCAACAATGAAGAAGATCCCCGCTGGGAATACATGGGCAGAAAAATTATAGACCATGAAGAAATTCAGCGATCGTAGTTCGTTCTACTGATGGTTGATGCACTGCTTAGTCCCCCATAGGTTAAAACCCGTGGGGGATTTTATTATTGAAAGCGAGATAATCCAATAATAATTTCTTATTCCAGTATCAACCAATAATCGCTATGATATATTTTGTTCGACTCATAAGCGAACTCCTTTTTTCCCTCACTCTTGCAGGTGGGGGTTATTATTTTTCTGGAGACAATGGCGTTAAATCTATATGGATTCCAGTCTCATATTCAATTGCTTCTTCAGCAAGCACCTCAATTGGATTATCATCTTGATAACCCGGAAAAAATACCTTGATAGCGCCTACCGCTGCTAATGATCCTGCAATGATGAGTATCTTTATCCAGTCAGCCATATCAGCCTCCTTATAGATTAAACAACCATATTATCCAATTAAACTTCCTGTAAACGTGCAATGAAGCAATGAGCCTCCGCCAGTAGCACCATCAACACCAATGGTCTTAGTGCTATTAGATACTTGCAGCTGCACAATAATGTAATCTCCTGCAGTCAGATGGAATCCAGCTGATGCAGTAAATCCATATTTATTATCACTCGTTTGAACTGCTGCCGGACTACAGAACCCTGTTTGAACTGCTTTGTTATCAACCGTAGACCCAGGCCCGATGTTTAAATTACCAAAAGTATGACCCGCTCCGATATTGCTCGCTAATACGCACGTAGAAAACATGTAGAATCCTGTTACTGGAGCAGTAAATCTCCCATTTGCAGTATTATATGCGCTTCCCTGATTGTAGAGAGTACTATCGAAAACAATAGTATATGCAGTACCATCACCAGTTACATTAGTTACCGTGCTTGCGAGATATGCGAAAAACGAAGCTTTCTTAGCTGGTCCATTCACCGTAACGGTATTCGGCCCAACAGTACCGGTTGTGGATATTCCAAATGCTCCTGCAACGTTAATCACACCTGCCGTTTGCGTAACATTATTACCATCGTCAGTGTGCAATGTTGTTACAGTTCCCCCCGTATTAGTTGAGGCAATCGTAATAGAGCCAGCTCCATTGGTAATCGATATATTTGAACCAGCAGTCAAGGTTGCCATGACAGGATTAGCTCCTGTGGAACCTATAGGCAATTGGCCATTAGTTCCCACCGCAAGCGATGTTAATGATCCGGTTGAGTTACCTATCTGCAATGCATGATTCGTTGTTCCTGTGACCGCTGCTGCTACTGATGAGCCACCTGCAGTAAACGTTATATTGTTACCATCGGTGAACGTCAAAACACCCGCAGCAGGAATTGCTGTTCCCGTTGCAGGAGAAGTAATATACGAGGTAGCAACTGCGCTAGAAGTAGAAATAGTTACCGTATTAGGCCCAACAGTTCCGGTTGTCACTATACCAGTGCCGCCATATATATTGATTACACCAAGAGTAGGAGTAACAATATTGCCATCATCAGTCTTCAGGTCTGTTACCGTGCCTACGTTGCCCGTTAGCATAACCCAATCAGCAACATTGCCTGCAACGCCCATAAGAACCCAAAGCTCATTAGTATTGAGGCGAGGATCCGGACGATATACCCAGAAGTCACCGATAGAGAATCCTTGGTAATATTGCGGAGTAGGCCTGTTGCGATGTGTTGTTAAATTTGGAGGCGTTGGAGCATTCGTACCTTGATACGCTACTGAACTAATGCCACTTAAACCGTTTGACATATCATTCCTAACAAATTAAATAACCAGAGAAATACGTTACTGCTGCCCCTGCTGCGGTACTCCCTACCAATCCTACTGTTTTAGTTGATCCTGATACATACGCAATAGTAGTTGCAGTATCGCCCGCCGTCATATCCGCTATCACAGTACCAAGCCTTGTAATCTGGTTAGCATTTGATGCGGGAAATGGAGCTTCTTGAGCAATAACATAGTTACGCGCAGTGGTCCTGATTTGCAATATCATTAATGTATCCGCAGCCGAAAGGTTATTAACAGTAGCAGAATAGGTTAGTTGGTATTTCCCGGTAACTGGCGCAGTAAATGTGGTACTAGAAAAGTTACTATTTTGATCAAATACGACAGTATCATACACAACGGTATACACGGTCGCATCACCCGTTTTATTTGTTAATGATGCGGCTGTAGAAGCAAAGAAGCATGGCTGTGATGTATTAGTTGTTCTATTAGAAGAATCTATCTTAGCTGTTGATGAAGTAACAAGTCTGGTTCCATCATATTTAACAATACCAGTATTGGTGGCCATAGAAGTGGCATTCGTGCCCCCATTAGCAATAACCAAAGTGCCGCTAACTGTTTCAGTAGAACCTGAACCTCCAAAACTTAATCCAGTAGTTCCCCCGGTAAATGTGAAAGCATTGCCGCTTAACGCTCCGCCAGTATCTCCAGTGATTGATATCGAACTTGCGGCCGGAGATTGGAATGTAGGAGCCGATCCGGTCACACCAGTCAGCACTTGCCCAGTCGTGCCTGCTGCTGTTGCTGTTATAGCAGAAGTAGTATTGCCTAAAAGAACACCATGCGAGGTCAATGTTTGCGCGCCCGTACCGCCTTCAGCAACGATTATGGGAGATTTTTGCTTGTATGCCATATTAATATACCTCGTAAGTTGAACCGTTACCGATTATATTTATCGCTTCATAAGCTGAATTCATTACGAATGTGGCAGCTCCATCTATATTCACAGCACCCCCAACCGTTGTTACAGTTATGTTGTTTGTTGCAGCAGAACCAGTTCTATCTTTTATCGTAAATGATTTTCCTAATGTAGCGGCATTGGGAAGCCGTATTGTTATAGCGCCACCAGAACTATCAACTGAAATATATTGATCGGTTGTAAGCACAACATAAGGAGATGTATTAACGTTAGTATAGGTTAGTATTGCGGTTGCAGGCGCCGTATTAGTGATAATGATTTGATTGCTTCCTGTTGTTACCGATATGCCGGAACCTGCCGTTATTGCAGCACTACCAAGTTGGTTAGAAACTTCAGTAACCACATTAACCGATGATAGATCAACCCCATCGATACCGCAAATAAAAGCTTTTGAAAGCTGGCCATTTCCAGTGCCTGTGCCACTAGCAATACGCAAAGTATTTGATTCTCCAGTTACCCCAAGATTAGAATCACCAATTATGATATTGCTAGACTCAGAACTCGTGTAATTATTTCCGCTAGCATATCCTATCGCCATATTATAATTACCCGAGACTAGCTGGCCTAGAGTAAGTACACCTATTCCCACGTTTCCTTGTCCTGAAGTTATTTGATATCCAGAACTGGTACCGAAAAGGGTATTTCCATAGGGGGTAAACGCTCCTCCACCTGTTATAGATGATCCAGATTGCCATCCAAAACAACAGTTGCTTTGACCTGCAGGAAGAGAAGCATTTCCGGCCGAAAGTCCATAAGTAGTATTGAAATTAGCATCGGTAACTTGCAATCGTAATGATGTAGGAGAGTCAGTAGCAAATAGAACTGAAGACCCACAGTCATTAGCTGCGTTATTGGCATATATGGTTACCGTTGATCCCGTTACGGAACCAATGTCACCATCAATAGTTTGTATTGCTCCACCGCCATTTATTACGGAGGCAGTTAATGTATTGCTTCCTGGAACACCAACTATATCTATTGTCGTTCCATCACCTACAACCTGAATATTACCTGATAAATCAGGACCAACAGCGCCTCCAGAATTACCAGTTAATGTTTCTACATAAGTACCTGGTGGTACTACTCCACCTGTTTTGAAACTTCCTGCTTGAGACATACATTCTCCTTATAGATCTGATCCATACATAACACTGAAATAAACAGATCCTGACGTAGGAGTCCCTATCTCTTTAACATATAATCTCGTTCCTTCAGCAAGATAAAATCCACCTTGTTGAGTTTTGTTGCTGGTTATGTCATCTAAAAAGAATCCACTTGCAGGCAATGGGAAATGATCATTGATGCCATCAAAAGAGAACATTAATGTGACGTCAGTAAGATTTTGTATAAAGAATTGACGAGCAGGATTACTAATTACAGTTCCAACGCCGGTATACCCAGCTCCTATAGATCCAAATGCTAAGGATCTAACCGGCTCAAATTGCAATCGTATTGCTAATGATGGTGCAGCCATATTACTCCCCTATCGGTTGATAATAACCAGAAAGATAAATAGTCCCCGTTCCAGCCGAACCTTTAACATAAACTTTCTGACCTATAGGAAACAAAGCAACTCTTCCTGCTGGAACACCAAGAGAATTAGTTGATATATTCAACGTCTCATTAGCAAGAACTACTTCATTATCATTAGTACCATCATAACTTACCGTAACCGCTGTATCACTCAGGTTTGCTATACGAAGCATAAAACATGCTCCTTCAGCTCCCAAAGGATTAAGAGCAGCATAAGTACCCGTTACCGCTGAAGAGGCTACGCTCTTGAGTATAAGGGCTTTTATCCTGTTAATTGCCATCAATAGTTCCTTCAACGATAGTTGGTTCTGTAATTTCTGGCTCTACTGGCTTATATTGCTCCATAGATTGCCGTGCTAATGCGCCTACATGCTGAAATACTTCAGAAGCTGCATCAACCGCATTTGCCCAAGTGCTTCCTACTGGCATGTGGAAAGTAAAAGTATGCTCGCCTTTAGTAATAGATACCGAGATTGTTTGTGATGTTACCATGCTCATCTCCTGTAAAAGTTTTTGTTTTAGCATAGCCCCCTAGTAGTGAGAATACTAGAGGGCTACGAGAAATAAGGGAAGGGGGGCCTCCCAGATTGTTAGTTAAGTATCCAAACATTAACATAAACAGTGCTATCTAATGCCTGAGCGCCATTGTTAGTTGTATTAACAACAATAGATCCCACAGCTTGAGTAACGCCTGTTAGAGTCATCTTAGCACTATTACCTGCTGAAGCATTCGTAACGGTTACAAATATTGCAGAGGTTGAAAGAATAGCGCTCGATGTAATAGTGAATGCCTGAGTTCCAGCAGCAGCAGTGGTAAATCCGGTAAAGGTCGCTGCAATAACACGAGAGTTGACTGTCACTGATGCAGTTGGAGAAGCAGCTGTTGCAGTCCCTGGCGTAATGCCAACAAGGCCTGGAGTTGTTGCACCTGTAGCTAAACCAATACCACCAGTGCCTGATCTTAAAGTAAGCGAGCTGGTAGTAGTTAATGAACCGACTGTCACTGTTTTAGCTGCTGCACCTGTTCCTAGAGAAACAGTAGTAGCCGCTGCATCATTTGATATCGTCAGAGCGCCTGTGCCAGTATATACATCAAGAGCTGCATTAATATTATGGATAGAGAACGTTCCGCCAGCACCATTGACTACCAGTGATCCACCCGGCGCACCATCAATCTCAACAGAAGACCCAGTATGCGTGCTTCCTAGGAAAAGCTGCTTAACACCATTGCCCGTAGCGATCTCGACAGTAGTAGCCGTAGAATCCGTAGAAATATTTATATCTCCTGTCCCAGAATTTATCGTAGTAGCGCCCTCAAGAAGGGTAGTGCCAGTAACGGTCAGGTTAGTGAATGTGCCACTACCTCCTGCTACGTTAACCCAATTTGCTTGGCCATTAGATATACTTGCAAGAAAGAATACGCTCTTGGTAAGCGTATTACACCATTCTGTTCCGATAGGAGCTGTATCTGAAGTAGTAGGGTCCCGCTTAGCAGGAACTGGTTGCGGCGCTAAATTCTGTAATGCATCATCTAATCCGCCAGCTGCTGTTAAGCTCCGCGTTCTTTGCCTTAATGCCATCGTTTCTCCTTTGAGAGTTATAATTTTAACCCATTCTACTCCTGTAATAAAAGAAATAGCAAATTTGCTTGCAATTCGTACGAATGTACGGTACAATAGTATATAACTAGCTAGGAGAATAAATGGAAAAGCCAAAAACGAAGAGAGTGCTCTTTGATACAAGCCCAGAGCTCTATATTGAAATAAAGACTCATGCATTAAAAAACAATATGAGCTTAAAAACATATGTAATACGGGCGATATTAGAGCAAATAGTGAGAGACAATAACCGAGAATAATTTCCAAGGGGGGACACTATGGAAAATAGGGACAACGCAGTATGGCTATCAAAGGCCAAAGAGCTGTATAACATCACACAAGAACGTTTAGCATTAGAGAAAAAAGAGTATCAGATCTCTTTAGAATTGAGAGATATGTCTGATTATAGACCATACTCATATGGCGGCTTGAGCTACTATATAGAAACCAGACTAGGGGCAATTGATTATGGATCTATTCCTGAGCTAAAGAATATGGATCTTAATAGATTCAGAAAAGCGCCGGTAAAAGTTTGGAAACTAAAAGTAGAAGTATCGATTTAGGGGGAATTATGTTATTAAGCGAATGGATAATCACAACAAACGAAGAAATGCAAGATGATTTATTGGATGCTGATGATATTTCAGAATGCGACCAGGAGAAATTATAATTATGGAAAACATAGCAATATGGTTAATAGGAGGATCAATAGGATTATTAATAGCTATTGCCTCCTTTATAAAAGATATGATGAATCAAGAAGAGATTAAATAGGTTGCAATTCACTTGCATCTATTGATTGCCATCCAGCATGTTCTGCGGATGGTTCTTCTTTAAATTCCGCTGCTTTTTTATCGAGCTTATGAATGCTTTTTGCCAACTCGGTTGCTGATCCTTTAGCACTATCGGCTGCGATATCCCATAAAATTCGCTGCCCTTCTTTAGTTTTGCTCAATGAATTAATAAAATCATAAGACCTCTTACCTGCTTCAATGGCTTTATTGCCTCCGTGAAGTAATGCTCCAGCCCCACCTGCTGCCAAAGTAGCAGTACCTAAAGATCCGGATGGTATATTTCCTAGAACTGAAAGAGCTCCATATGTCAATGGATTAGATACGATCTTGCCAAGTTTTCCAGTTCCAGACAAATCTTTAAGATATCTAGAAAGACCAGTTTGCCACTTGCTGATGGAATATAATTCATCGGCTCCTTTAAAAGCATTCCCCCAATTTTTTTTATTTTTAGCTATTGAATTCAATTCATCAGTAAATATACTTCTGAGTTTTGCAAACTCTCTTCCTTCAACGGATTTTGGAGAGATATATATTTCATTAAGCGTTTTCTTTATATCAAATATATCCGATGCATTAAGATTAGGCTTAGTTAATCTTTCGGCTGCTGTGGAAATATTGTTCAGAAGATTGCTTTTATCAGCGCTTGTGAATTTTGTAGGGTCAGTGAATTTAGCTTCAACGGATTTTCTTAATTTATTAAGATCTTGCGTGAGCCTTCTAGATTCTACTGGTATTTTAGAACCTAATTTGCGTTCTTTTTCATATAGATCGGATGTAAATTTAGCTATCTTTGACGGATTTCCTCCTCCTTTATGAAAAGCTTCGGCCACTTTATTAAATCCTCTAGATCCCAAAACAGAACCTGCTATTTGACCCAATGGACCAAATCCTGCGCTCTCAGCAATCGTCATTCCTAAACTACTTGATATATCCGCTCCGATTTTACCTAATGTAGGAGCTCCACCTAGAAATAATAATGGCCAATTGCCTGCTGTTGCCTGCAAGGCTTTAGAGAAAATATTTTCTGGCTTGGTATACTTTTCTCCTATTGCCTCCTCTATTTGCTCAGTTGGGTATTTCCCACTTGCCCCAAATCGCTCAGTATTAGGAGCTCTTTGAGGTCCTATGAGTCCGAGTAATTGATCTGCCGTTTCTACCAATCTTAACGGAGCCGTGGCAGCCTTAACTCCGATACCAGTCGCAAATTGGCCTAATTTCTCTAGAGATGATGGATTGTTTTCTTGATGAATCATCTCTAATTCAGAAGGATCAATAGGTTTATATGCCATTTTTCTTCCTTTGAGCTGGAACATATTTATTTTGAGACTTATCCCATAAAGCATATCCACCAGAACCATTAGAGATCGCATCTCCTACAAATTTGGTAGGTAATTCATCTATCTCTTGTTGCTGCGTCGATAGCTCACTTTCAAATTCTTCAGGACTAACTTTTGCAAAAGGGTACGTTTTACCCAACGCTTCAAGTTTTTGCTCTGCGGATTTTATGGTTCTTTTCAAGATTTGTTTATTCACTGAAGGACTATGCTTAACACCTGGTTTTTCTTTTTCTACAAGGCTTACTCTATATTTACTTGGAACACCTTTTATCTCACCTGATGTTAAATTGATAAGATGATTACCATCTTTATCAAATTGTTCGGTTCCTTCTCCAAGATAATCAAGATACGAAGGCGCAACCGATGATACTCCAGTTGCTATTAATCCATAAGACGCTCCTTTATCTATAGCTTGCAACATGCGATTAGCTGTTTGTATTGTATCGACAAGCCTATCTTTGTGTTGAATAATATCGTCTTCATGCTTTTGCTCCGCAACTGATTTAGGCTTTTCAAACTGAGATGCTAAATGCATGGCATTTGCGAATGAAGGATTTTTCTTGGCGATAGGAGCAGCTGGAGCTTTAGGCTTTAATGCTTCTGCTAATTGCTGTTGAACTTGCGCACTGATTGGAGATTGTTGTGGTTGCTGCTCTGAAGGAGCAAAAGGGCTTACTAACCCCCTTAATCCTTGTAAGGCAGTTGATTGATTAGGCTGTCCACTCTGAGGTTGACCTAATAATTCCTGTAAGGCTTGCTGGACTGGGAAATTATTTTCTCCCTCAATTGCCGGATTTCCCATCTCTGGCATTTGATTTTGATTGAGATCTTGCTGATAACCGCCACCACCCAAGCTTCTTAATATATTTCCTATACCCTTAGGATCTCTCTGAAAAAGAAGCCCTAAAATATTAGAAGTCTCTGGATCATAACCAGCACCTTTCTCAAAAACATTAGAAAAGTATTTATGCTGTTGTTGCTCGCGCTGTCTTTGTTTATTGTATGACATTTCTTCAAGTTTATTTTGAGCAAGCATATTTATAGCATTTTGAAGCCCAGAACTAAATGATTTCCCAGCTTCTCCGCCATAATTAGGTTCATGAATAATTTGAGGCATATTTTATCCTTGTACATTTTTGTCTTTGTTTTGCAAATAGCTCTGTAATAGCAATAATAGTAGCTGAGGTGCAGCCTCAGCTACGCCTGCTCCAGCAGATTGAGCGAAACCGGGCTGCTTAGGAAAATAAGCGCTTTCAAATTGCGGCTGTGTTCCTAAAGACAATAATCCTGACATTAACGCATTTCTTTGACCTTGCGATTGCAATCCTATCTGAGCCTCTTGTCCTCTATTTTGTAATCCATATTGCGCGCCTAATGATGCGAGATTCGTTTCAAGATCTGCACCAGCTTGCCCTAATGTATGACCTAATGCGCTTGAATCTTGGCCACCAGATGCAGTTAATCTTTCAAGAATAGAGGGTATAGTTCTATTCTGAAACCCTTCCCGCGCCTGTTGAGCTATAGGATTGAAATCAAATTGGTATTGTCCTGGATTATATTGAGGTTGATTTAATTGACCTAATCCACTTTGCAATATCTGGCTAAAGGCTGATTGTTGTTCAGGAGTGAATCTTTGAAATTGCTTCTCAAAACCAGGCGTTCCAGAAAACCAGTTTCCTTGTTGCGCTTGTTGAGCTGCCTCTGGAGTGCCTGGCCTAGCTTTTTTACCCTTAATGAGCCTATTTATGCCAGCTGCACCAGCTGCAGTGGCCGCGCCTGCGGCTAATCCTTTTCCTATTATAGGCAATGCCCCGGCAAGTATAGCTGGTATTGGCATATTATCTCCTAAATTTATATCGTTACAAATCTTTATCCCTTATTATGATATAGTAAAAATATAGAAAATAAGAAAGGATATGATGCCTGAAGAGAATTACTATAATACCGCCTCGGGTCCTGGCGCGTTTGTAAATACGACAGAGATCTTAGATGTAGCGGAAATCCAAGAAACCAATGTAAACTCAGAAGAGTTCAAAGAGCTTTTGGTGAGATTATATCTCTTCATTAATAGAATGGCTTTAAACGTTAACATTAAAGATAGCGCGTATTACTCACAGTCTGAGTTTGTAAACGGACAGTTGTTCTTTCCCAGCCCTACACAACTTCAAGATCCTTTAGATAATCCTGATTACCGACAAGTATTTAGAACGACTATTAACTTTGGAGCATTACCCAATGCTGGCACTACTTCTATTCCTCATAATATTATGGTTACTGGCGGTTATACTCTTACCCGCTTGTATGGTGCTGCTACAAATAATAATTCTACTAGCTTTATTCCAATACCTTATTCGAGTCCTACTCTAAATAAGAACATAGAAATCAATGCCAATGCCACGAATATAAATATTACCACCGCAATAGATTACAGCGCTTACACAACATGCTATATTGTGGTCGAGTATTTGAAAAACTAGTATTCATTACTACTCTCCTTAATGCCCATGGGATTTCAAACCTTTTCCCATGGGTGTTTAATTACAAGAATTATTGTTTGCACTCACAAGAAATGCAGTAAAGGTAATAGCACTGGATAAGATGCTCGTAGCAGCCGCAAGATACGCTGATTGTTTCTTAGTCCATTTCTTTTTAGACTCATTCTTCTGATGCTCAAATGCCTTATCGATTGATTTGGCAATGATCGTATTCAGCTGATCCACATCTTTCTCAGAGCGCATATTAATAAATCCCGATTCAAGCTTATCGAGAATATTATCATGATCCAAAGGAGGAGAATTCTTCCTGACTTCTTGAACCACTTCTTTTATATATGGTTTAAGCTCTCTGATATGAACTGATTCATCATGCCTAAAATAGGTATCATACGCTTTCTCGGCGACTGCATCATCACGATCGGGAACATTCATGGGGATAATAGCATTATTCATACATTCAGTACTATACGCACTGAACAGCAAAAATATGCATAGATATTTCATACAAACCTCCTAAAAAGAATGAAAATAATCTATTGCAATCTGCCCGTAGGTGAAGTGTAAAACGTCATAGCATGAAGTTGAAAGTCTTCGAATACTATTGCTGAATCTGTCATCTGCTCTGCATTCATATATATATGTAATTGAATGCATTCACCTTCGGCAAATGGATATATTGGATGCCATAGACGAGCTTGCGAATTTTCTTGTGGAATCAGTGCATATGGCGATGTTTCAAGAGCACCAGTTCCTAAAAATGCAGTAGTGTCTTGACCTTGCTCTATCAATGATTGATCCGAAGATGACACTGAATAATCTACAACTACTTGTCCATTGACCGTTTTATCAACATAGAAATCAACTTTATTGATAAATGAATTCACACCATCTTGAACATAGAAATTATATTGCTTGGTCTTAATATCAATATTAGATACGCGGACTATATTGCCACCACCTTGATAAGTACCAGAAACGCCTTTAGCCAAGATATAAAAGTTATTCGCATCAATAACTTGATCTACCGGAAATATCATGTCGCTTAAGCCAGTTATACCATTAACATTGGTTAGCAATATATAGTCAGGATTATTCGCATCAAGATTATGATTAATACAGTTAATTTCTATCGTTACACCACTAATAGTTACATTCGTTATCTGTAATGATATAGAGTTATTCGTAACATCAGGCGCAACAATGAACGTAAAGCCTTGCTGATTGCCTGCTACAATTTGCCTAAATCTGGATTGGATTGTTCCACTCGACCATGTGTTAGTCAGCTCTGCCCATGTTCTCAATTGATTCTGCCATTGCACGGTAGTTTGTTGCTGGTAATACCCAAAAGCAGTGATGGAATCGATGTTAAATGCCCATGATCCAGTCTTATAGTTATACACTAAGATTCTATTGGGGAATGTTGCAGCACTTTCAACATCTGAAGGGAATGTCCAATAGACCATCTCGACGTAGTAATCACGAATACCATAAACGCGATAAACACCTTGATTGTCATTATGAATCTTAAATACTTCATCCGGTATCTTCTGGTCCACGCGCTCTACGTTTGCACCGTTACATGCATGAACGCCAACGTTACCTACACCAAGAACTACTTTATCAAAGGGAACTGTAGAGAATGTAGACTCTGCACCAAGCTCAGTATTAATTTGTTGCCATCTGAACGGCTGAACATCATTACCAGTGTATGCTAACTCCCAGGTACTCGTCTCAAAATATACTATAAGCCTATCCTTAAGGAATTCGCTCGATACGATCTGTTCTTTCACCGGAGCATCTATGTAACCACCGCGAGTTCCAAGCGTATCTAACCATGAATTTGCATTCACAGGAGATCCATTCTGAGAGAATCTGCAACGGTTTACGTATTGCTTGATGGTAGAAGTAGTAGGCGCTGGATTTCCAAGATATAAAACTGACGTGCTCGGGTTATTATTATTTCCCGTTATAACTATGGTACCGGTCGATACGTTAAAAGTAGCAGTCGGAGGAGTTGAGAGAGTAGTATTTGTGGTAACAAGCATTGGCTGAGCACCAGCGGCGCTGCTTATAATTGTATAAATTGTGCTGCCAACAACAAATGCTTGTCCTGGGGTATAGGAATATGCACCAATAACCACAGTGAAATTCCCAGTAACAGCATCAGTAGTACCAACATTAGTTCCTTCTGCATTTTCCACCGTATTTAAAGCGAGTAATCTATTCTTAAAAGGCACTATAAGTCGTGCAGTAATAAGTCTATAAGTCCCATTGAGAACCGGATAGAGATAATTCCATGCAGGGCTAACTGCTGCACCATCCCAGTAGCGCATATAATCATATGCTGACGATGATATCGTTGGGAAATTAAAGTTAGTAGCAAATAAGAAGTAATCAGAGTTCAGAATACCTCTATAAGTATATCCCCACATAAATTGTGAGTTGCTGCCATGCCATAATGCTGCTCCAGTTTGATTCTCAGTAGCTAATCGCTCCCAGCCAGTCCCAGAATAGTTGTATGCAAACTGCGTATCAAAGGCAAAAACAGGCTCATCATCAAGTTGATCGCTTTCATACGTCACAAATCCCATAACAGGAGTTGCAGGATAGAAATAGATCGCTGTTGATGGATATGCTGCGGTAAAAGTATATGCTCCGGTTGCAGTATTATAAGTTGCTCCAGATGCAGCAAATAAATTTATGACTGATTGAGCTGTCGTCCCAGTAAATGTATAAGCTCCTGTTAAGGTGTTGAATGTTCCCGATCCTGGAGCGCCTCCGCCAGGAGTTAATGCGCCATTCACGAGCGTGACCGTGTAGGTGAATCCAGCAATAGTGAAATGCATACCAACAGATCCAACACCGCCAGGAATAGTTCCTGAAGCATTGCCTGAAATATCAGTTATTCCTACAGAGATTGGGGCAATTAAAAGATTGCCAGTAGCTTTAACCGTAAAAATCTCATTGCCAATAGAAAACATTTGCCCTACTGCAAAAGTAGACCCTGGAACAGTACCAGAGGCTGCTCCTGAAGCATCAGTAGTTCCAATATTGACTCTCAGTCTTGTGGTTTCATTTTGACCTTCAACGGAAGTTGATTGATTCATGGGCAAAGCGCCAAAACGTTTCCTCACTCTTCCACGAAACACATAGCAATCAGTTAATGATTCGAATGCATCGTCTGGAATAAGCCAGGGTTTTAGATCTTTAGTCATCCCACTATTAATGGGAGCTATCATGAAACGATCAATTTGCGCCATCTTAGTATCCTATAGCAAACCAACAATAGTTTTGAGCCGCACCTTCAGAATACACACTAAACGCAGTAGTAGAATATGCCGTTACATTGATATCACCATAATATGTTGCAGAGCCAGCACTGATTGCAGGAGTGACTTGTATTGAAAGCAAAGCATTTGGGAATGCAGTGGTAAAGGTCACGCTCTGAACGTTGGCTATCGTTGCTCCTTGGCCCCATTTAAGCACTACTCCTGATGGAAGATTGGTCCCACCATTAGCAAGTGTATGAGAGAAGCTCGTGATATCAATATCAGCGCCCGCGGGAGCTATGTTCTCTCTTTGCAGAAAGAGCTGTGTTGTGCCTGCAACATCTTTAGTATAGAGCGCCATTTCATCAAGCGCAGTCCCTGGAGATGCTGCTTGCTCTGGCATTGTTACAAAATTATGCTTGCCTTGGTTAGGATCACCAAACGTTGCATGGTTAACATCTATGAGTGTTTTGATCGCTTGGAAGTTTGCTTGAATGTCACCCTGAGAATCATTCAGAGCATCCGTTGCCAAGGGTATATTTTGTTGATACGCCATTACTAATCTCCCCTAGAACTGTCCGCCGCCGCTCCACCATCCAGGACCATAAGCACCAGCAGCGCCAGTATCTTGTGTATAGATGGTTGAAACGCGCTGACTTGTTTGTTCTACAATTGTTCTTCTTAAAATTAAAGTCTCTTGCTTCTTAAACTCAGGCAATATCATCTGCACTGATTCTAAATC